ATTCCCGTATCGGCATTTGTGATCATCGCTCTTTCTTCATCCGCCGTTCTTTCAACGCTGGCTATCTCGCCACGCTGTAAATTCTCGTACAATGTGTCGTATGAGATAGCGCCGCCCTGATATGCTGACACCATGGCAGTCAAATCCTGGCCGCTCATACCAGTCGGGTTATAATCTGTGTTCAACTCATAAACAGCTTCTTCAGTGCTACCCATCCACATCGACGCAAAATTCAGCGCCTTGGTTATGACATCAGCGCATGTTATCGCCACATCTGCGGTTGTTGAGTTTTGCGCAACTTGGTCAAGGCTTTTTGCTTCTGCTGATTCTGCGCCACTTGACCGCGGTTTTAATGCTTCTGCACCCAATGCCGCCATTCTTTGCTCATCGTCTTGTAATGATATTCTAAGCGCATCAGCATTTCCGTCTGGCTGCAATATTCCGTATGTTGCATCAGTATTTCTGTTTGACCATTTAACGCCGTTACCCATAAGCATATTCTGCCCAGACTCTGCGCCTGTTTCATAATATATCGTAAAAGATGAAAAGTGGTTTTTACTATTATAATCTGCACTAACTTGGTAATGATGAAAATTCATGTCAACCAGGTCATTAATGATCGCCTTACCTTCTGCACCAACCTCGACAAAATAAAACGGGATAATATCAGAATTAGAGCCATTGATAGTAACAGGCAATACACCCTCAATCTGAGCGCCTGCGTCATTGTATAGCGATTGATGATAAACCCCCTCAATTAATTCCAGCACTCGGTACTGTTTTTCAACTTCTACTTCAAAACCTTTTCTAACTGTTGTTAGCTCACACAACACAACAAAAGAAAGTTTTTCCTCATTGTTTATAACGTCATAATCCCAGTTAATAATATCTTCAAAGCGATAGGATAATAATTTAGGTCGAAGGTTTTGCGCTTCAACGTCTGCAATGCTTGAACCTTCGGGTGTGGATGGCCTAGCAACTAAAACACCTGATCGCGGTGAAATCATAGCCTCAGTGCATACTTTTTTTGCAAGTGTTCTAAGTGAATTGCCTCTACCGTCAACATTTTTATCAAGATATTCTATGATTGGCGGCAGTTCTTGAACGGGATTTTTTGAGAATATAAGGCCAGATAAACCATCAACGGTTCTGCCTGTTGCACCATAAAAAGAGGCTAGCCCTTTATATTTTGCGTAAGCTGCTTGGCCTTCTGTTGTAAGTGCTGCGCGTTGTGTGAATTGTTGTTCACCATTATCATTATATGTGACAGAGCAGCACATTGACGCAAGAGGCTCTAAAAACCTTACCCCGCCGCGCTTTACTTCACGTTCACCAGCAACTGCTGCGCGGTTTCGTTGTACGTCTATGAGCTGGTAAGTGTATTCGTCTCTCGGTTGCGTTACTTGTGTCATTATTAAGCCTGTATTTTGTCAATGTTAGGTGATCGGCTTAACCGATTTTTGGTCATTATACTATCATTCTTGCTGCGGTGGTAGTGGGCTTGATAACCGGGTATTTATAGTGTATCAAGTAGCCATTTGCGTCGACGCTGTGGTCATTGTTACTCGTTTTGTCTGGCTCGCCTGCGTTGTTGTATATCTGCTGCTCTAAATTTGACGTATGAACAGAGCAACGTTTAACATTCACAAAATGTAGTTTTTTTATAAAACTGGTATTCACCGCCAATATTCTATCTTTTACAAAAGGATTTTTGTTTTTAGCGAATACCTGAAATCCAGCCTGCTTTAATAATTGGATTGATGATTCAGACGCGCCTTGTGCGTTTCTGTTTTTTCCACTTGCATCAGGATAAATATTAACCTGACAGTTTTGATAACGTTCTTGTATTGTCCTAATAATGCTAGGTGTATCATACCCGCCTGTAATTTCGTCAACATCATAACAGACACCCTTTCGGATAACTGAAACAATTGCGCACATATTACATACGTTAAAATCCAACCCTATATGCAATGCCTCACGACCGTTCCACGTTACATCTGTATTGTTTATAACTCTATCAAATTCAGTGTACACAGTGCCCGAAGTAAGGTTAACAAAATCGCCGTCAATGTAAGCATTGATCAACTCACCGGGATATGTTTCCTTTAATGTTTCAATGTAATTATCGGGCAGGTGTTCTTCGTTTTCGTATGTTGACGCCTGAACCATTGAATAGCTTTTAGTCGGATCTTTTTTGAATTTCGAGTAGACAAATAGAAAACCTTCTGGGGTAGTAGTAACACCAATGCTATTTTCAACACCTTCAATTTTGAGGCGCATACGTGCAACGATTTTGTTCCATGCCTTGTTTGCTTTATCCTTTGGCAATACATCAATTTCATCGACTAATGCGCGTGATATTTTAAAACCGACTATTGATGCTGGGTTATCCATTGAACGACAAATTACAGTGCCATAGAAAAATCCGTTGCGATACACATGCACTTCTTTGTTTGACTCGCGGATCACAACAGTAAACCCAAGCATGTGCGCGGCTTCTTCAAATGTAGGATAAAAAATATCCCTCATTGATGGGTAACTTATACCAAAATACCCCTGTGTTGTGCCGGGATGCGCTCCAAAGAAGTTTAACAGGTCAATGCAACCTATAAACGTTTTACCGCTACCGAACCCACCAACATATGCCCGGTATGGTGTCTTGAGCTTGTTAAGGAATGCGTTTTGCGGGGCGCTAACTGTCAGCATTGGTTATTTTTATATCTTTCACCGCATCAGCAACAGCAAAATTAATTGTTAACGGTTGGGCTGATCCGCTCATTGTGTCATCTTCTTTGACTTTATACCGTTTTGCCGCTAGTCGTTCCGCATCCCACTCAATAGCCCGTATCTGCTCTTTAACCAGTGTTACCCATACATTCCCGGGCACGTTTTGCGGTAAATTCTGAACATCATTAAATGCTGCGTCGATTAATTCATGCCTTTCCTCAGCTTTTAAATGTGTTCTAAATTGCAATGCTTGTGCATATTGGTATGAGAACTCAGTATTTTGAGTTAGCCATCCGTTAAGCGTTGGGCGCGGCGGCATATCTTCTTGAGCGCATATTTTATGAACTGACAAACCTGACATTATCAAAGCACAAACCTTGTTTGCAATTTCGTCAGTATATTTGGTTGGTTGCCCCGGCTTTGCCATGTTGATCCCCTTCAGAGATATTAAAAAAGTGCTTATGCTGCATTATACAGCATAAACAATTTATAACTACCGCAACCGCATTTCGCTGGAATTTACGCCAGCTTTACCGCGCATTGTTCTATCTAAATCATCCACCAGGTTTATTTCCATACTAGAAGAATGTCGTTGAATAATCATCTGTGCCACTTTGTCACCTGTTTTAATTTCAACAGCATCAAGCCCAGTGTTTAACAAGCTGATCATAACCTCCCCCCGGTAATCAGAATCAACCACACCAGCAAGTACATCAACACCCATTTTAGCGGCTAATTTACTGCGCGGCCATATCAACCCAACATACCCAAGCGGCATCGACATCGCAAAACCTGTACGCAATAACGCACGTTGCCCCGGTGGTATAGTAACACTATCAACTGTGTGCAAATCTAACCCAGCCGACTCATAAGAGCCTCGCTGTGGTATTTGAGCCTGTGTATGTAATAAATTTATATTTATCATTCTTGCTCCTGTAGTGCTTTGGCTAAAGCCTTCTCAAGCTCTGTAATGCGCTTAATGTCAGCTAGTGAGCGAAAGTTTTTATTGGAGTAAGATAATTTATAATCATTAGCCGCAAACCATTTTGCATTGGCGAAGCCATTGGGGTCGTAGCGCATCCAGCTATTACTAGAATTCAAAGCTAAATAATGAATTCCTTGCGAATAGTGAGTCGCACCCTTTGGCGCGTTGTCTAATATTTCTTGGTTATTCATTCGCCTTGCTCCAGTGCTTCTTTTGCGTTGCATAACTTGTTAGCCCTGTAGCGCAACTCTCTAGCAAAATGGGTTTGCCAGTTATATATATTTGAGCCTCTACCTTTATGCTCTAACCCTTCTGGTATACCTTCTGCGTCAGATATAAGGTGTATACTGTACTCAAACAGACTCTTAGCCTGCTGCTCTAGGTTGTGGGCTTCCATGTTAAATGACTCGACTGTGCACTCAGTTCGTTTCAGCAACTCATCACGCTCTTTCTCAAGCTCTGCAATGAGTCCATCTCTATGCTCAATCATTTCAGCGGCTCTATTTACTGCTTGTTCTGATTCCTGCTCAGTTCTCCACAGTTTTTCTTCAAGCTTTGCAATACGTTCTACTTGAATTTGCAATATTTCCCACAGTTCTTTTCTGTTCGCATCTTTGTACTGTTCTAAACTCATCACTCTTGCTCCTCTAATCTATATTCAAACGCACCTAAATTAGTTAGCAAATCAAATGCCTCAGATTCTTGCCACTCTTTTAAAAAAGGTGTGCCAATCCAACCATAATTGATCAAATGCTTTTTGTTAAAATTCTTACCGAGTGCCAAATGTTTCTCGTTTAATATGTCAGATAACTCAGACTGTAAAACGGGTCGATTTACTGTTATTTCTTCTGACTTCATATACTTCTGGCCTGTGCTATCAATACCAAACACAGCTATAAAAACAGACCATTTATGACGCAATGTTGATATGAGTTTGACCGTTGTATGTGAAGCATAAGAAACTTGCTTATTGCGTAAGTCGATTAATTTGCAGCCTTCACTACCAGTGACATAACCCACCGCCGCATTCTTTAACGCTTGTTTAGCTACTAAGTCAAGTTGCTTGAGCGGGTTGTACTTTTTTGTCCTTTTCATAATAGTGACGCATCTTTTAAAACTTCAATACCTTCATCGTGCATAAGCTGCAAAACCTCATCTCTTTTTTCATGATCAATCAAACAAACAAAACGATCATTATTAAAAAGGTTTAAATTTTCAGTGCTAGAAAGTTCAACCTTATCAAACACAATATAAATTCCACAAATAATCATGTGATACGTGCCGGGTAAATATTTTGCATTTCTTATTTCAATCATCATTCTTCCCACCCCTTAATTGGCTTTGCTGTTTTAATCCAAACCTGCCCGTCAGAATCAACCAACGCACCCATAGTTAGCCACCTTTGCAACTGGCTGCTATCTTTGTAAATGTTCAATTCTTTTTTAGCTGCGTACAAAGATTTGTACGGCTGTAACAACGTTTTAATTTCTCTCATTCTTCTTCATCTCCACCAGCTTCGCGGTCATTATCAAAATAATCATTCCAATCTAAATCATTCATTTCTGCTTACTCCTGATTAACTGAATTAACTCGTCTAACGTGTAAAACTTGCCCTGTGATAAAAACATAATAATTCCTTAAATTAGCCCCTTGCGGGGCTGTTGGTTTATGCGTGAAATATATCGCCATGCAACTTTACAGCTTCTTTCATTGTAAAAGTTTTGATAGGATAGCTAGTTGTTCTTTCTGAGTCTTGAACCATCCAATCTACGCCAGAATCATTCCAAACTAAAACTTTAATGTTATTGGTTTCTCTGCTGTAAGTTCTCATTTTAATTCCTTGGGGTTGTTTTGTTTCAGTACCGACATCTTATTACGTACAAATTAGAATGTAAACACTTATTTGTATTTAAATATTAAAAAACCCCTTTCGGGGCTTAAATTTGTGCAAATTCTTCTCTTTCAATCTTTCTGCATTTTAATTCTTCAACTGCTGCTCTTCTTGCCATCCTTCTACATTCTGCTGCATCCCTTCCCCAAAACATATGCGAGTCAATTAACCTACCTTGATATTTATGTTCTGCGCTAATTGCCCCCATTGAGTCTGATGATATTTTAATGTCTGATGTTTTGTATAGGTTCATAATGTTTTTCGCTTTGTTGTTTTGTTTCAGTAACAATATCTTATTACATACAATTTTGAATGTAAACACTCATTTGTATTTAAATAATTAAATAGTGAATATAGCGAATATAGTAAGTCGTTTACTATGCTGCATCCCTTGCCCTATATGGGTTCTATAGATATATAGTATTATAGATATATATCTATATATAAATATCAGTATATCTAGTGATTAAATGCATAATACTAATTATCTATACTTATTTTTATACCTTAT